GTCCAGAGTGTGCGCTCGCTGTGGGATACTCTTTGACAATCAGTTTACCAGAGGTAGACTTAATAATCTTATTAATCTTGTTGTCAAACATTTGTTTGGGTAGATTATGCAAGTCTTCCATAGAGATGTTCATCAGGTTTGCGTCAATGCGTTCTGCGATACGTTCTTCTGCCATCTCTAGAGTTATATAAAGCACCGACTTACCTTGAGACAAACAGTTTGCTGCAACGTGACACATAAACAAAGACTTACCGACACCTGTACCAGCAAGCGCGATGTTTAATGTTTTCGGAGGCAATCCCCCTTTTGTTATCTTGTTAAAGAACTCCAAGTCAAACGGGATTTTTTCCTCTACCGTATGGTAGTAGTCAAATCGAGATTCACTATCCTCTAAGTAATCATGACCTACATGATTATCGAACCCTACTGCGAGTGCTTCTGTGAGTATGCTTGGAATTGAATCGGCGCCGCGAGCTTTGTCTTTGCCGTCTATGATTGAGATACCCTCAACGATTGCGTTATAGACTGCTCGGTCTTTGCACCACTTCTCCGTGGTTTCGACTAACCATTCATAGTTGACTTCTTTGTCAGCTTTCAGAGACTTGACTGTTTCCAGTATTCGGGAAATATCATTCTCGTTTAAATCTCTGCGTGTGTCTATCTCTATCTCCAGAGTAGACTTCGTGGGGAGTGCGTTATACTTCTCTACGAACTTCTGTATTTCTTCGAATACTATTCGTTCTGTTCTATCTGCAAAGTATTCACCCTTTATGAATGGTAATACTTTACGAGCATACTGTTCGTTTCCGACAAGCTCTGAAAGTGTTGTTCGTTCAATCGTCTGATCTATACTCAAGATTTTCTTCCTCTGTGTGTTCATCGATGATCTCTACTAGTATATCACCAATGATATTAAAGAACTCTTCTCCGAATTCTTCTCTATCAATATCTGCATTATCCAGTATAGTATACTCAAACCGAAATTGCAAGTCCCCTTTGGAATTTAATTCATCCTCTTGTGGTAATGCAACTTTGCCGTATTGATAAACAACACCTTTATACTTACCCTCCGATAAGCGTAGAGATGCTTGTTTATCCCCTTTGCGTGTTACCCATGTATACATCAGAACGGCCTCGTTCGTCCATGAGACTCTATCTCAAGGACTCTTAGTTCAAGGTACTCTAATACTATCGGGTAATTTCTTAGCTCTTTAGGGCGGTCATTAGAATCTTCTCTGAGAATCACCATCCTTCTTTCTAGGTGATGTATCTCTCCACGAATTGCGTTTAACATATTGGTATCAAAAGAACTTAGTTGAGGGTTGCTCATGATAACGCCCTTTCGAGATGAGGTTGTTCTACGAATTGTCTGCGAGACTTGTAGAAACTCATCGGTTGTTTGAACCAGAATGGTTGTGGGGATGCAGAGGACGGTATGTACCCAATCAATCGTGACTTATCATTAAGAATGTAAGTGTGGTTGGGTTGGTTGGGGGAATCCCACTTGGTTATTTCTTTCAGTACTTTCATTATGTATTCTCTCTATATTTATACAGGGAAGTGCAAGCGAATGGCGCTCAGTTTTAGGGGGGTGGCCTGCCCTATAGGATTCGAACCTATGACCTACGGATTAGAAGTCCGTTGCTCTATCCACTGAGCTAAGGGCAGACAGAAAGGAAGAGAACTAACTCAAACCTTTCACCGTTGAAAAATATTGCTTAGACACCTTATTGCATTTATAGTTTAGTAAAGCCATTCCAGTTTCTAAGCCCCCCTTCTCCAAATAAGCTCCCCCCTCACCCATACCAGAGACCGTCAACTCGTCAGTCGGCCCGTTCTCCTGAGTGAGAGAGTATCGGCAGAAGCAGGGTCGTCTTCAGGCATAGTCACCTGTAACAGCTGCTTCTCCGAGTTCAAATTGAGAGGAAACCAACTTACCCCCACACCATAATATAGCTGGAACTTTCACTGTGGGCCAACCAACCTTAATGGTTTCCTCTCAAACTGTTTAAGTCATACGACTAATTCCTTTAGTGGGAGAGAGACTAGCAGTACCGCATGGTCTAGTGGGATGATCCCACTCCAGAAGTCTCTCTCTTTTCTCATCTTATATAGCTAGTATACTACATTCATCAGGGTTTGTCAAGGCATTAATAGCCAAAATATTCCAAACCATGCTATAAACCCTAACACAAATATCACAGCTGCTTTGAATATAAGCTTCATTGTTTGTATAGGTGACGTAAGGAGCTTGTATGTTCCCCACCCTAGCAGCAGTATCATTATAGTAGTGGCTATCATGTGTCCTCTATCTGAGCTCCGTAGACCCAGTGATTGTTGTCTAGATTAAAGATGCATCTGTCACGCAGATTACTCCATATAGACTTGACTCTAATTGAATCACCTTCGAACGCATATGCCTCAAACAAGTCAATACATTCAATACGAGCTTCTCCGTACTTGGTGATTACCTTATCGTTAATGTATAGTCTTTTATTCATCTGTTCCCTTATCCGATCTTACATAGCTATAATAACATGGTGAGCAGCACTTGTCAAGGCCCTTTCGCCAATTAAAAGCTAAATAAAAGCCTTGACATTGTGTGTGTTCTATGGTATAATGGGGCCGTTCTCCGATATATTCTCTGTGTGTGTGTCTCTGAGAATTCGTTGTGCCGCAGACTTTAATCACATCTCTTATATGTTTATTTCAGCCTTTTTAAATGCTAGAGGAAATCACTACTATTTCCCTATATGCTAGTCATTCTTTCCGCAAGCCTACCATCCCATCATTAATTTTGCTTCTTCTGATACACTGTCTATCGTGAATGGGGGGTCAAATGTAGTAATAACATTGACCTCTAGTATACCCTCTACCATTCCTGCTTGTTTTATACTACTGACAATCTCATCAGCGAATGGGCAGAATGCAGATGTTAATGTGTGAGTGATATTTACACTATACTCTGCTTCACATATGGTTATATCGTATATCAGTCCTAAATCATATACGTTGATACTAATCTCTGGGTCATACACTTGACGAAGATTAGCTATTATATGGTCTTTATCAATCATTTTTGATATGCTCTCAATGCTCTTGCATTTGACTCTAATATAGATGGGTCATCAGCTGCTCTTGCACATATGGTGTTGCAATAATCACATATCCATCCTCTGAATTGTCCTGTCTTATGGTCATGGTCTAGTACAAATACTGATTTCTTTTTAGTATGTACGAATCTACCCTCTTCTATGAAGTCATCCTTTGTCCTATTACATCTAGGGCATGCATAGTCTTCATTAGTAGGTCTAGGGTGTTGTTTCTTTAATCTGTTCCTTATATTTGTCTCTTTATTTCTACATGTATTACAGTCGTTCCTTCTCTCTGCTTTAACTCCTGTTCGTGTGTATGACCTTATGCCATACTCATTCTCATGCTTTACTTCCTTACAATGTATACACATTCTTGTCTGTGTTATGACCTCTTCGCCCCATAAATCATATACAATCATCCTCTATAGTACCTTTCTGGTCTATTGTCAACCCATTTCTTTGGGCCTTCTGTCCAATACAGGTCATTTAGAATTGCGTTCCACCATCCTGCAACAAGTGCAGTGCTGATACTATAACCACCTTCTTCTCTCAGGTGTATATACCATTTATACCATAATGCGGTCATCCTATGGTGTATCCATTCGTTTTCATCCATATTGCCCATGCTATGAACATGAACGTCCCACCTAACATCATCCACACATACCAAGGATTGTTCATTTGGTGCTATCCTCTACTAGAAAGATATCTGTCCACTCTCTTTTATGTTCTCTGAACCCCTCACTTCTTATCTTCTTATTGGAATTCTGCTTGTTCTTCTTGGTTTCTTTTCGAGATAGGCTGCTTACTTCCCCTACCTTTTCATTATATTTCTTCATTCTTTGCTCATTATGTTAAAGTTTGCAATCCAAAAGTCTCTTGGTAATGGAGATGTAACATATAAACGTGCAGTATATATTATTACCGCGATTAGACCTATGACAAACCATAGGTATACTAGTCGTTTTACTGTCGTTATATTCATTATGGGTAATTCATGCCATTCAGACTGTAGTCTGCAGCTGCATCATCGAACTCTTTCTTTTTA